TATAGAATCCCCGTTCCTGTCACGGAAAAGGTCAGTTCATTTTGCCTCGACCTCGCTTCATACAAATTGAAGCGAGGTCGAGCCACTACCTCAGAGGCTATTGATAACTTGAGAAAGTCTCTGTACGACCCGTCAATCAAATTTCTTGAGGCATTGCAGAACGGGCGTGCCGCGCTGGATGTGCCGACAGCGGAAGAGACAGCGACCACCCCCGGCAGCCCCGACCGCATACTGAAAGGCAGTAGCAAGCCGGTGTTCACGGATGACCGCTTAGACAATTACTGAGATGTCTGAAGACCTTCAAGGATTGAGTCAGTTGCTCGGTCGCGTCAAGCAGTTGGCGACCGATACCCGGCACGTCGAAAGGCCGCTCCGTGCCGCAGGCGCGGTGATACTCAGTTCGGTCGAGCGGAATTTCAGGGCACAGGGACGCCCGCAGCCGTGGGAGAAATTAGCAGAGCGCACCCGTCGCGCACGCCGTCGCGGTCGCGGGCGTGGTTCGGCGCGCATCCTGATTGACACCGCGAGCATGAAGAACGCTATCGGCATGAAGGTTAGAACTGAAGGCGTCGAAGTCGGGCTGAATAAAGTTCAAGCCAGACGACAGCACTTCGGCTTCCCCGGCGGCAGCGGGCGCGGCCACGCGCGCACTCCGGCGCGTCCTTTCTTGATGGTTCAAAGGGAAGATGTTCAGACCATCGGCGACATCTTCAAGAGGCACATTCAAAGATGACCGCCCCCGTATTGGATTTTAATTTTTACGTCACGAACATCGAGCGTGCCATCGTCGCCAAGCTGAAAACCGATCGCCCCTATGCCCGCGACATCGTTACTTACAGCGGAGATTTGGATGCCAAAGATTTACGAGACGCGCTGGAGGAACTCTCCCCACGGTTCCCGCTCTACCTCGTGAGTTACACGAACGGAAAGAGTGTTGACAGGGGTGGGGTCGCGCCGGACATCGGCGCACCGAGAGAGCGACAGCACAACTGCTCATTCGTCGTTCTCGCCTGCGACGATAACGCGCGCGGTGAGGAAGAGAGGCGACACGGACGGGCGGGTGAAGTCGGCGTCTATCAGATGATTTCCGATGCGGTGACGAGCCTGTCACGGATGCAGTTGAGCGTGACGGTCGAGGGAGTTAGCTATCAGCTGAACCCGGAGCCGCTCAATGAGTCGGATATAGACCGCATCGCGCAGTTGCCGCAGCACACGGCCTACGCCGTCTATTTCGATACTTACTTTGTTTATTTGACGCCCGACCGGCGCGGCGCAGGCCAACAGGTCAGCGAGATCGTTATTGACATCGACCCGAACGGCGAGACCCGTAATCAACCGCAGCGTCCGGGCGTGATAATGCAATGAAGGAGAGGTTATGAAGAGAATCATCAACAACACGATGCAGCCGCAGATGCTTGAGGACGGCACCAGCCTCGCAGCTTCGGGCACGGAAGGCTCTGAGCGGCTCGTCGAGAGCATCAGCGTGCGCGATGAAAAGCGTCTCGCGAGGAGCGGAAAAGTTTCCGTTTATGAGACGGACGCAGCGCAGCCCGCCGGAGTTACCGAAGTCTCCGGCGAAGCGATGGGGAAATCTAATCGGGGAGGGCAAAAATAAATGCCAAGTTTACTCGTAGAGAACACGCTTCCGGGCGTGAGCGTGATTGTGAATGCCACGCAGGTCGGCAGCCCCATCGTCCAGCAGCCGAGTTCGACGGCCTTCGTCGTGGGCTATTCACCGTGGGGGCCTGTGGGTGTGCCCACCATCGTGACGAGTTGGTCGGATTTCGTTCGACAGTTCGGCGGCTTCGACGCGAATAGTTATCTCGATGATTTCGCGCACGTCTTCTTCAACCTCTACAAGGGCGCGCGGATGAGGGTCTCCCGCGTGGTCGGCGCGGCGGCGGCGAAAGCCACGATAACGCTCAGCGACCGCGCCGTAGCGCCACTCGCCACGCTTCGTCTGGATGGCAAGTATCCATCGAGCCGTGTGGACATCAAGGAAAAAGTCGAAGCTGGCACGACAGCAGGCACTGTGAAGCTGACCTTGCGCAGCGTGATGTTGAACATCAGAGAGGTCTTCGACGACATCAAGATGGATGCCGCCTCGATGGAGCGCATCAATCAGGGGTCGAATCTGGTCACGGCCACGAACCTCAACTCAGCGACTGCCGCGCCCAACAACCTCCCGGCCCTCTCTGCCGTCGTTAACGGCGTCGTGACTGAGACGGCGTTGGCCGGAGGGAGCGATGACTTCGCGGGCATCACGGCGGCGCGCTACGTCGGTATTGACGACGGCGAGACGCGTACCGGCTTGCAAGCCTTCAACGACGAACTGCTGGGCGGCGGGCAGGTAGCCATTCCGGGTATCACGGCGGGCACCGTGCATACTGCGCTCGTCGCACACGCCGAACTCTATCACCGCCTCGCCCTGCTCGACCCGCCGCTCGGCAGCGACAAGGCCGACATGGTGGCGATTCGCCTCTTGTTCGGGACGTGGTACGGCGCGATTCATTGGCCGTGGGTGTTGATGCTCGACCACGCCGGGTCGGAGTTGGCTAAATACTATCCGCCCTCCTGTTTCGCCGCCGGTGCCTGCGCGCGTGTGGATCGTGAAATCGGGGTGCACAAAGCCCCGGCCAACATCGGAGTGCCGAACGCGCTCAACGTCGAGACGCTCTCGACCGGCCAGACGCAGACCGATGCCGGAACGCGCGAGTACCTGAACGGCAACGACATCAACGTCATCACGATGTTGCCGCAGGAAGGCATCAAGATTTACGGCGAGCGGGTGATGACGGGCAGCAACCGCCGCGTGTCTCGCATCCATGAGATTCGCGTGCTGAACGTCCTCTATTACTCGTTCAAAATCGCCTACGCCTACGCGGTCTTTTCAGTCGTGGACGGCAGCGGCAAATTGTTCCGCGAACTCCGTTCAGTCGGCGAGCAATTCCTGCGCACCTTCTATCAGGCGGGCGCTCTCTTCGGGGAGAAGGAAGAGGACGCGTTCGTTGTGGTCTGTGACGACGGCAACAACCCGCCTTCAGAACTCGACGCGGGGCGCGTGCATGTTGACATCGGCGTCAAGATTTCCCCGGCGGCGGAAACCATCATCATCAACATCGACAATGTTCCCAATTCGCAAGACTTGAGCGTCTTGCAGTAACGAGGAGATTTTTATGGCTTCATCGGAGGGTAGGTTCCTAGTAGAAGCGGATGGGGTGACAGCCATCACGGCCACTGAAGCAACTGTCGGGGGCTTAAAGCACACCCCGCACAAACATCAGCCCGGCAACCAACCGAATCCCACATTGGGGCGAGGTAACTTCGAGGTTGAGGAGATGAGCTTCAAACATGCGACGGCAGTTGGCGCGGCGGGAGCGCAGCTTCGCCAGTGGCTCATGGATTACGCACGCGGGCTAACCGTGCAGAAGCGCAACTTCCGATTCATCGTGATGGATGAAGCGGGGCGCGTCCCTGTGGAGACCACGGAACTGCTCGATTGCGTGCCGACGTTGTACAAACCGGAGCCGCACACCGGCAGCGGCACCAACGTCTCGCAGTTCTCTTTCAGCCTGTTGCCGACAGACATGAGGGTTGTGTAGTTATGAAGAAAGTCATGCTCCTCATCGGGTACGAGGATAAGAGTCAAGTCACGCATCGCGACGTGGAAATCGGCAAGGTGCTGTACGGCTCAGACCTCTTCACGATTGATGAAGACCCGCAGAATAGTGGCCCCACGTCGCGTGAGTTTCTGATTCTTCGCAGTGCCATCACCAAGTTCGGAACGCTCACCGTGCCCGTCGCCCTGTCCGTGTTGATTGCTCTCGACAGCCTTGACCGCGATGACTTGCTGGAAGCGTACAACAACTTCGTGGCCGAGAGTTTGGATGGCCGGACATCCGAATTTCTCCCGGACAACAAAGTGCGATTGGCGAGAGGTTATGAGAGTGAGGGCATAGTCTTCGACGTGGTGGAGTTCGGCACGCGCTTGACCGGACACCACTATATCGAAGCCGATGCCCTTGAACTCTCGGAAACAAAGCGCGCCTTCTATCTGGTCGGTCAACAGGTAGTGCGGCTGTCGCAGTCCGAGGGGAAAGCTACACTCTCAGGCCCGATGAGTGTTGAGGAATGCGGCACGCTGGTGGTTCCCGACCTCTTCACTTTGCGGGGAGGTGCGGAGCTATTTCGCCAGTCGTTTCGTCAAAAGAGAGCAGCAGTTCAAGGAGCGTCTGGCGAAGACAGTGTTTCTTCTGATGAGCCACACGGGGCAAACCGAGGAGCAAATACTGGCATGGCCGGTTGAGCGATTCAACACTTACGTCGGGGTTTATGACGACTTGATGAGGGAAGCCAATAAGAAGTAGGCAGTCGTGGCAAATTCAGCAACCTACGAATTAGCAATACTCCTGAGCTTACGAGACGCCGCCTCCGGGCGTCTCGACCGTTTTGGGGACAAGCTCCGCGCGACGGGCAAGGAAAGCCGCGCTGCTTTACAGGACTTTGAATCACTGCGCAAGGGCATCGGTCGCGACCTGGCTATCGGCGGCGTGGGCGTCGTGACGTTGAAGATGCTCAAGAACGGAGTGGACGCCGCCGGTGATTATGAATCCGCCGTCCTCGACCTGAAGAGCGCCTATCAAGAGGCGAGTACCGCCGGTAGCGTGAGCGCGACAGAGCAGGCCGCACAGTTAATCGGCCTCTCAAAGTTGTCCAAAGGGTTGGGAAATGACCTGATGGGCAACACCGGGAACTATACAGAAATAATGGTTGCGCTGAAGAAGGCCGGATTGGACACAACCACCGTCCTGAATGGCGCAGGAAAATCAGCCGCATATCTCGCTAATGTAAGCGGCGCGCTACTGGAAGGCAGAGCGGCGCAGCAGGCGAAACAACTCGGCCAGTTCGGAATCATGTTCAAACTCAAGCCGGAAGAGTTTGAAAAGCAGGTCAATCTTTTCTCCGCCTTGAAAGACCGCTTCGATATTGATTCCGACCAACTGATTGAGAGCGCAAAATACTTCCAAAGCACTGCCAACTCAATCAAGCTCTCAGGTTTCGCCGGTGCCGAAGAGACCTCAAAATTCTTTGCCCTCATTAAACGCACCGGCGCGCTCGAAGGCAGTCAGGCTGGCACCAGCGCCACGTCGTTCTTTCAGCAGTTCATCGCGCAGGCCGACAAACGCGCCAAGATTAAGAAGGCGACCGGACTCGACATCAAGCTGTTCGATAAAAAGGGCGAGTTTCTGGGGCTTGAGAATGCCTTCACTGAGATGGAGAAGTTTAGGAAATTCTCCAGTGAGAAGCGGTTGGAATTGCTGAACGCAATCTTCGGCGAGCAGGGCGGGAAAGTCGCCGGCATCATGGCCGAGTCGGGCGCGGAGGGTTGGCGCAATGTCTCTAAGGAAGCGGCAAAGGCCGTTCCCGTTCAAGAGAAAATCAATCAGCAGATGGCGACGTACAACGCCAAAATGGAGGCCATTGCCGGGACGCTGGACAACATCAAGGCTACTACATTTACGCCGTTGCTCGGCACGGCCAAGCCTGCACTGGATAGGGTCAGTTCATTACTCGGAAAGTTGCAGGAGTTCGGCGAAGCGAATCCGCGAGTCGCGAGCGTGACATCGCACATCATCGGCGTCGGCGCAGTCGCGCTGACCGCTTACAGCGGCATCCGCATGATGACAACTGGCTGGCGGCTGTGGCGCATCGCGTCCACAGTCGGGGCTGCGGAGTCAGGGTTGCTGGCTTTCCTCAAGCGCACACAGGTCGAGGCGGCGGCGACCGGCACCGCGATCCAGAGGACGGCGGCGATTCAAACGACCGCACGGAAGGCGGCAGCCATCCCCGCGCTGGCGTTACCGACGCAGGCCACGCTTCCCTTCTTGATGGAGCCACGCGCGATGGGGCCGGTTCAGGGTCAGTTGGCCTTTATGACGCAGACGACGGCGGCGGCGAACACGGCGGCGCGGGCGGTGGACAACGTCACAACGAAAACGGGACGCTTGAGGAGCGCTCTCAACAGTCTCCCGCCGAGAATTACTTCGACTGTGAATCTCGCCGGTAGCAACCTTGCGGGCGCGGCGCGGGATGCAGGGAACCTGACGGGGCGGCTCGCTGCGCTGGACGCAGTCGGGCAAATTGGTATCACGATTGCCGTCACGTACACGTTGACCAAAGCATTCGAGTTGGGACAGGTCATTGCCGAGGCCAATGCGGCGGAGGAAGGCGCGAGACAAGCGACAGCGAACAATCTTTCTTCGCTGGCTCGACTCAAAGCGTCTTATGCCGCGCGCGGCGAGCAAGTGCCCTCCGACATCTACCGTAGCCAGGCGGCCTCTGCGCTCCACCTCTTAACCGCAAAGGATAAATATAAGGAATACATCAGCGGTCGTGACGCGACGCGTGATTTCTTCGGCGATGCGATGAATCGCACCCACGGGCGCACCTTCAACATGCTCAACTCAATCTCGCGGGGACTGACTTTACAACCGCAAAACCCCTTCATGTCGTGGGGCGGTTGGGACACGAAGATGGCCGCTGGCACGATGCGCCAGAAAATGCCGGAGCT